TTTATATGGGTTGTAAGTTGCTATGCTGCCCTCTTTATTTGGGAACAGTGTACCCTCTCCCAACTCACCACGTACAAAGGCGTGTACATTCTTCTGTTTGTCACGCAGGACCTTTTCCCTTCCAGCTTGTCGCACGACAAACTCAGGTCTTCTGATCCACAGGCTGTTGGTATGTTCTACTACACGGCCCGTACTACAATCACGAACAGAATAACAATTCTTACGCAGGTTCCAGTAAACTTCAACTCTCATTTTCTTCTCCTTAGCTCTTGGCTATACGTCATAGATTGGTCAGCGTAGTAGTTCTCACGATTGGGGTTCCACCCACTCATTGCCTCTTTAGCTGCACGACAATCACTAATCACATACTCTAATGATTCCTTAGATAAAGTCTTAGCATGTTCTTCCCACTTCTTAAAATCTTCTGCTGTTGCACCTGACATCATGTCTCTCCTTTGCAGTAGTCACAGTCTGGTTTGTCACATTCAATTTCCTCTGAGGGGTTCTGAGTGAAGTTCAAGATTACCTCTTCAAACCCATCGTCTTTCTTGTAGTTTGTCGGGGGCAGGGTCATGTAAGCCTCTTCAAGCTCTGGTCTATATTCAAACTCATCTACACAGTTTTTCAAGTGCTTTAGAAACTCTTGCCATGTTTCCTCACCTTGATCTGGTGCCCACTCTGCAAAAACACAAGTGCTTGATCCATCGTAGAACCAACCCTCTTTCATTGCGATGTCTACCATCAACATGCCGTAGCTGTCTACCTCAAGGATCTTTGCCATGCGGCGTTTGCCTAGTGCTTTTTTGATTGCGTTTGTGTAGCTCATAGTGAACCCTCCTTTTCTTACACCCTTAAATCATTTCCCACGGTGGGGGTCAAGTACTTTTTTTACCCTCTGCCCAATTAATTTCCACGGGGGGCTAATTCCCACGGTAGGGGTGGCTAATTTCCACGGGGGGTCATTTCCCACGGTGGGGGGTCTGATTTGCTCGATTTTCGTCCTTGTGACATTTTTGCAACAGTGACATTTATGACACAGTGACTTTTTTACCACAGTGACATTTTGGCAACTGTGACTTTTATGCAACTGTGACATTTTTGCAACACTATCCATATGAGATATCCTAATGATTTCTTGACAATCCGAAAGGATAGGTTTTCTATCCGAAAGTATAGTCAAGAACTATTCCGAGTCATTTTATATCCTTTGGTATTGTCAAGAACTATTATGCGTCATTTTATATCCTTTGGTATAGTCAAGAACTATTTTGCCCCGATTGCCTACCCGAAAGGATAGTCAAGGACTTTTTGGTATATCTCAAAAGGATAGTGTGACATTTTTGCAACACAATTTCGATTGCCCATCCCTCCACGTTTTGCGACTGCGATTTAAAAAATCTGGCCCTTGGGTGTGTTGGCAATGTGGGGCTTTTCACCCTCTACGACCAGCATAGCAGAACCACGGACCAGCGCAACAATTATTTTTGCATACCTGCTATGCATTTTTTGCATGGCTTATTTGTCTGGACAAACATATATGAATTTATGAATATGTATGGCATGCGTCTGGATCATACCTGCCATGCAGTAGACGCCTTTGCCCCTCAGAGGCCCAGAAATGGCCCCAGAATGCCGAAACGGGTTTCTGGACCCCTACTACGTAAAAATCAATACCCCCTATTTGTTCTCTGTTCATGGTTTGTTCACCTTTTGTTCACGTTTTGTTCGTTCATGGTTTGTTCACGGTTTGTTCTTTTTTTGTTCCACTCATTATAGTATATAAGGATTTTTTGCCCATATCATAAAAGAATTGTTTAAAATCAAGGGCTTGTAAGATTTATTCACTTTTTCTGCATTTTTTGCATTTTTGGGGTTTACATCTAATCCAGAATATCGGATAACAGTTACATCGAAACGATAACAAAAAAGGAAACGACACAATGACCGCAACACAAGAAAACCTTGACAAGATAGATGCCCTTGTGCGTAGGTACGCAACATGGGATAGTATCTTGACAGATATCTTGAACAATGATGGCCGCCCCAATTATAACGGGACCACTATGGACGACTGTTTTGTTATGAAGATGGACTTAATGGGCCAAATTAAAGAATTAGCAATCAAGTAAACCAACACAAGAAAAGGATAAATCAAATGACACGTAACCAGTTTAAAGCCGCCCTTATCGCAACACATGGCACAATTAGCCCTGCAAAGCTTGCTCAGATGTTAGGACAGAACGGAGACGATGCCCGTTATATTGTACAGTCTGCAATCCGCAATGGTGAGATTAAAGGGCTTGGACGGGGTTTCCGTAACCATGCACCAAAAGCGGCCAAAGCTAAAGACTTGTTTGTCTTTCGTAGCTCTAGGGCTTAACATAAAAGGGGGCACAAGCCCCCAACACACCAACACAAGGACAAGAGACAATGTTTGAAGTTATATTCTTAATCAACGCCGCAATAATAATTCTTGGAGTTTAAGGCAATGTATAGAAAACACGTAAACCAAATAATTGATATATGTGAAGCCAAGAAATCGGTTTTACCCGTTGTAACTTTTACACTCTGCACCATACAAGCTGGACTTTCTACATGCTTGGACCAGATAACAGATGTGAACAAACACGGCGCTTCTAGTCGCTTTATGTGGGGACAAAAGGGCAAGGGCTACGCCTATACGCAAGCCCATGACGCCTATCTTTGGGGCAAGGTAAACCACATTAAAGAAACCCTAGGAACACGCTCAGAAGCCGCCGCCGTTGCCGCTATTGAATTGTTTTTGCCCGTCCCTAATCTTGGCATGGTAAAGGCCGCTTTCGTTGCTCAACAATTAGGGTTTAACGTGGCGTGTATAGACAGTCACAATCTGGTGCGCTTAGGGTTAGAGGCAAAGCATGTTAAGCTGGGCAAGGTTAAACCAGAGACAGCAAGGCGCAAGGTGCAAGACTATGTTGCCATGACGCAAGAGAAGGGCAGCGCCTATTGGTGGAATAGCTGGTGCAAGTATGTTGCTGGTAACAAAGCCAACCGCAAGCTTGACACTGGTGCGGCTGTCTCTGCCTATCATGTTACTTGTGTTAATGCGGTTAATGTTTAAGGGCTTGTGTTGGCTCAAACTGGCGGGGTTTCGACCCCGTCCTTTTTCTATAGTTTACAAGGGGATAATATGAGATTGAACGGGGGATATGTTATGTTGTAACAATGGTTAAACAGTGTGAAGGCAAGGCCCCTCCCGCCCCGAGTGTCAAGAAATACTTTAGAAAACTTGCGTTTTTATCCGTAGTGTGACTTTTTTGCCATACCCCAAAGGATAGTCAAGGACTATTTAGGGTCCCTCAGAAAATTCTGGCCGATTTTTACCATCCGGCGTATCCACCCCTATCTCCAAAATAAAAAAAATACTTTAGGTGTTGCATATATGTCACACTAGTTCCCACGGTAGCCCATAGCCCACTAAACTTTCTTTCCTTTGTTTTCAACAGTTTAACATCCTGCGACAAAAAAAAAGTTTACAGTGGCAAAAAAAAGTACCATACTATAGTGTAGAGGTACTATACTATAGTATACTAAAGTTATAACTACTCACATTATACAAATAGATTTAAACTAAAGTTATACTATAGTACCCTACAACCCCCCAACAGTATATTTATTTAGGTGTCGTGGTAATGGACAAAATAAAGTATAGCGAAAATATCGCAAAAGCTGTCCGTAGCGGTATCAGGAATGGTGTCGCTGTTAAGGACATTATGGCTTCTATCCAGAAGTATCAACAAGCACCCTCTTCATCTGCAACCTTCTATAAGCTCTATGGTGATGACATAGCAGCAGAGAGAGCAGATATTGTAGGTATGATTGGTTCTGTCGTGATACAACAGGCCCTTGACGGTGACTTTAAGGCAGCAGAGCTATTCTTACGCAGTAAGGGTGGTTGGTCCCCAACACAAACGAATGTTGAGGTTGAGAGCAAGAGCGATCCCGATGAAGACGTTAGTGCTATTGACAGTTTGATGACATTGTTAGGCAAGAAAGATGACTCTTCCAATAACGGCGAAGGATCTGAGAACGTTACCCGACTCAGAAGTAGCTGAGATACTAAGGTCTTTAGGTCCAGCTAAAAACGAAGAACTTAGATTTAACTGGGAGTTTTGGGCTAGACCCGAACAACTAGAACCTAAAGGTGATTGGAATGCTTGGCTTGCACTTGCTGGTCGTGGCTGGGGTAAAACCCGTGCTGGTGCCGAATGGGTCCGACACAGGATCAAGAAGGGCGATAAGATTGTCCACTGTGTTGCACCAACTAAAGGAGATGTTAGGCGTGTTATGGTTGAAGGTGACAGTGGGCTACTTAATGTCTGCTGGAAGGGTGATAGGACGTACCGTGGTAAACAAATTGGTTTCCCTGTATGGTCCCCCACGAACAACACGCTAACTTGGGAAAACGGATCGAAAGCCGTGTTCTTCTCCGCAGAGGACCCAGAACGCCTACGTGGACCACAAGCTTACTCAGCTTGGACGGACGAACTATGTGCATGGCGAAACGCACAAGAAACTTGGGATATGATGATGTTTGGCCTCCGTTTAGGCCGAAAGCCACAGGTTTTTATCACAACTACGCCAAAAACGACAAAACTGCTCCGTAATATTATTTCTGACCCCAAAACGCATATTTCTAAGGGTTCTACGTTTGATAACGCAGATAACTTAGCTGATACGTTTATTGAGGCAGTTAAGAAGACCTATGAGGGTACACGCCTTGGTAGGCAAGAATTATATGCAGAGATCCTTGACGAAGCATCAGGTGCTTTATGGAATAGGGAACTCTTACACAAATGCGAGATAGATCGGGATGAGGTTCCAGCCTTGTCCCGTATTGTTGTATCTGTAGACCCTGCTATTACTAATAAAACTGACAGTGACATGACAGGTATTGTCGTTGCAGGTATTAGTGAGGATGGCGTAGCTTACGTCTTAGAGGATCACACAGGTAAGTATTCACCAAAAGAATGGGCTTCAAAAGCCATAGAGCTATATCACACCCACATGGCAGACCGTATTGTTGCGGAACGTAACCAAGGTGGAGATATGGTCCGACATACCTTGCAAACAGAAGATGAGAACGTCCCGATAAAACTAGTACATGCTAGTCGTGGTAAGATGGCAAGGGCAGAGCCTGTGTCAGCCTTATACGAACAGAAGAAAGTTAAGCATGTTAAGGGACTTAATGATTTAGAAGATCAGATGGTACAGTGGGAACCTCTAGGGTCCATAGGCTCACCAGACCGTCTTGATGCTTTAGTTTGGGCTATAACGGACCTATCACTGAATGGATACGCAAAACCACAGCTAGTACTAGCGTATTCCAATGCCAAGGGTTTAAGATAAGATGGTAAAGAAACTCTCTAAAACGGAAGCTACCTCAGTATTGGGTGTAGCTGGCGATAATACACGTAACGGACAAATCCGAGCAGATGAGTTTCTAGCCGAACTGCGTGGTAAGAAGGCCATTAACAAGTTTCGTGAAATGCGGGACAATGATAGTACAATCGGTGCAGTTATGTACGCAACTGAGCAGGTACTGCGTGATGTTGATTTAAAGGTCCACCCCGCCAATGATACCCCAGCGGCACAGCGAGAAGCCGACTTTGTACAATCTGTACTAGCTGATATGGAGCATTCCCTTGATGACCACGTTGCAGAAGCATTATCGTCGCTATCTTACGGATTTGCTTGGTTTGAGGTTGTATATAAGCGTAGGGGTGGCCCTGCTGATACAAACCCTAAGAAGAAATCTAAGTTCTCTGATGGACGTATGGGCATCCGCAAAATTGCTATTCGTGCGCCTTGGACAGTCTCTAGGTTTGAAGTAGACAAGCAGACTGGTGAAGTGTTAGGTATTTATCAGGAAGGCTCTTATGCTGGAACTAACAAACACTTTATCCCATCTCGTAAGAGCCTTTATTATAGAACTACTACTATTAATGGGGACCCTTCTGGTAGGTCTATTCTTCGGAATGCCTACACTAGCTATCAGTATCTTAATAATCTACAAGCTATTGAGGCAATCGCAGTTGAGAGGGAACTTGCGGGTATCCCCGTTGCCCGTATTCCTAGTGAGTATCTTTCTTCTGATGCCACTTCCGCTCAATCAGCATTCGTCGCTAACTTACAACAAATCCTACGGGACGTTAAGTTCAACGAACAAGGGTACATTATTACTCCTTCCGACACCTATCCCGATAGTAACGGAAGTCCTACCAATATCAGACTAGTAGATGTCGAGTTGATGGCCTCTAATGGTAAGAGGAACATTGAGATTGACCCCATTGTTCGCCGCTACCAGCACGATATTGCACGTAGTGTGCTTTCAGAGTTTCTTATGCTTGGATCTCAGGGTGGATCGTATGCCCTGTCCAAGTCAAAAACAGATCTGTTCCTTCGGGCATTGGAATCATACATTCAATCTATTGTTGACGTACTCAATAAGCAACTAATAGAAAGCCTCTGGGAAATTAACGGTCTGAACTATGACCTCATGCCAGTTATTAAAGCTGGTGATGTCGCTCCACATGATCTTCGTGAGATTGCTGGATTCCTGCGTAACCTCAACGGCGCAGATATTAACGTGGCAGATCATCCAGAAGTTATACAAAACCTTATGGATATTGCTGAATTGGATTATGACCCTGACGTTGGGGTTGAAAACGAAACAACAGAACAGGAAAAAGAATAATGGCAACCTTAAATGATCGGGTGTTTGATGAGGGACTTAGCGTACTAGACACCGAAGCCAATGCAATTCACGTAACTTCACAAGAAGCTACAACTTATTTAGAAGCTACTAACAGCTACTCCCTTGGTAACTCTACTAGCCTAGCTGTAGACGCCCCAGCGGATCGTACTGGTGGTGGGCGTAAGGTTACAGTAAACGCCATCTCTGATGGGCAATCACAGGTACAGGTACTGTTACTCATTACGCTATCGTAGACACTGTAAACTCACGTTTACTTGCTACATCTTTGCTAACAGCATCGCAGTCAGTAACTAACGGAAACACGTTTACACTGGCAGCATTTGATATTGGTATCCCAGATCCTGTATAAGGAATAAACTATGGCACTTGTTATTAAAGATCGTGTGAAAGAAACTACTACAACTACTGGAACAGGATCTTACACACTAGCAGGTGCCGAAGCAGGGTTCCAAAGTTTCTCAGTTATCGGTGATGGTAATACCACGTATTACGCTTGTACTGACGGTACAGATTTTGAGGTTGGAATAGGGACTTTTACTGCTTCTGGCACTCAACTTTCACGTACAACAATATTATCATCATCAGATTCTGATGCTACAGTAGATTGGTCTGCGGGTGAAAAACTAATATTTGTAACTCAACCTGCTGAAAAAGCTGTATTTAAAGATGTAAGCGGTCAGTTGTCTGCTACTGACATTGACGAGTACTTAGATTTTAACACTGGCTCTAGCAACCCCTCTCATTCTGAGGGTAGGTTGTTTTTCGATCAGGGAAGAGGAAGTATAGCTTATTACAACAGTAATAGCGATATGACTATTCATACTGGTCAAGATACAGTATTAAAGGTATATAATAACTCAGGTGGTACTATTTCCGCTGGATCTCCTGTATATCTTACTGGTGAATCTGGCGCTACACCAACCATTGCTAAAGCTGACGCTACAACAGCAATGAAAGCGGCAGCAGTAGGGATTCTTCCTACAGACATCGCCAACAACGCATACGGTTTCGTCGTTACGGGTGGTATCGTATTCTTTGATACTTCTGCCCTTACTGTTGGTGAGCGTGTTCATGTAGGTATTGCAGCAGGTAGTACATCTACACAAGCTCCGTCTTACCCCTACTTTACAACTGATTTAGGGTTGGTTCTTCTGTCTAGTGCTAGTAACGGTTGTGTATATCTGGAAACTCAACCTCACACCTTTGAACTTATTAGGGTTGTAGGAAACTCGCACTTTGATGCCGATGTTACAATAGATGGTGACTTGGTTGTTAACGGTACGCAGACAATCACTAGCAGTAACAACATTGCTTTGTCGGGTGCTTTTAGCTACTTCAATTCTGGTGATACTATTGGCGAAGCCAACACAGTACACACTGGCACTGGACTAGACGATGCTATCTTTACTGGACACTATAACGGTACGTCATCCAACAAGACGTTCAAGGTAAAGATCACAACTGAGT